GTCTCACCGTATAAGTCACCGTAAAGATATCCATATCCTCCACCTACAAACGGTTCTTTGGAAGGATAATATCTAGGCCATGGAAAGTACCGAGCCACTATTTCAAACTCGTTAACTATCCTACTATCGGCATTTTGAGAAAAATTTACTTCTTCTACTAAAAGATAACCTTTATATGATTGGTAAATAAATGGATTATTAAGTTTGCTTCTATCACGAAGAAGATTCAATCTCTCTTTCTGCTCATCTAACGTAAGATCATTAGAGTGAAGTTCTTGGTTCAAATAACCAGAGATACCAACAGTCTTCACAGATGGTTCGTGCTTTACTGTAACACTATCCAATTCAGATTTTATCTCTGTGGCTTCAGCTTCCTCTTCATCTTCAACCGTGGCTACAATCGGAAGCTCAATGTCTCCTACCTGAATCATTGAACGAATGTGTTACGTCTATTTCCTATGTTATACACGTATCTCGCATAATCATCTACAGTAAAGGCAGAGGGGACAACTCCTACAAAAATTTCATATTCTGTAGAAGACGTTAAGTTCTCAACGCCTAGCTCGGACGTATCAGTATAGAAAGAGCCATCAGAAGATGTTCTGACTACTATAATATCTCTACCAGAGCCATCTTCCCAATGAGCATAGTAGTCTTCATCAGAAATCAGAGATACAGAATCGATTGTACTAAACGTAAACTGCGTCTCTCCATCAAACGTATATTTGATAACAGAGAAGCCACGGTTGATTTGACTCTTGTTATCGTTAATAAAGTCTAACTGAATTTCTCTGTTGATGTTTTCGGGAGTATAACCAGTACCAAATGGAATTTGAACGCTTCCTACTGTAGACCACGAGCCATCATAAAACTCTATTTCTGATTCCGACTGTGTATACGTAGAACGAATTAAGGAGTTAGTAAGTACAGAACCAGAGTCAATAACTTTTGAATCTGAATAAACTCTCAAATCACTAGAGTCAAAGGAACGACAAATGGCCTTTTGTTGACTATCAAGATCACTCTCTTCATACTCTCTTTGTCAACTACCCATGGGATACAAATATCACCAAAATATATATTCATTGTATTATAGCCTCTAATCTATCTCTATCTTCCCATGGAATATGTATATCACACGGAAGTTTAGTGCCTACAACGATATAAGTATAATTGGAATAATTCTTCAAGAACTTTTCTGCTCTTTTGTGAGAGTGTTCGGTATCCCAACCCTTCACTTCAACAATATATTCATCTATTTGAAAATCGGGATGATAAACTGAGTCTTTTAATTCGAATTCGGGTTCATAATTATAATCAATATCTAAACTATCTAAACGTATATCGATTTCTTTTTCCCAAGAAGAAGCTACTTTGTGGCCTGTTTCTTCAACGAATTGCCTTTTTGGAAGATTTTTAAAAGCCTTTTTTCTAATTTCAGGATTTTTAAAAGGATATTCCTCATCGGGTTTGTTTTTCATTGTTTCAGAAATCTTCTTCCTCCACTCTTCACCCCGTGGTTCTATAACCTTTTCAGTAAAATCTTCTCTTTGGGTTATATGATCCCCGTTGTTATATTGCTGCTTTACCCTATCAGAGAATTCTTTCTTTAGCTCTTCCTTTCGCCCCTCATTTCCTTCTTTGTTCCAAAAGTGTGTTCGGTTATTTAGTATCTTTTGGATATGTTCCTCGGAAAATTCCTCTCCATACATAGGATTATTTTCTCCACTCATCCATTCACAAATCTCTTCATAGAGAGATGTATCGGGATGTTCATTACTCACATGGACAAAGAACCCTCTACCAGCTTCGAAATAATGCCCACATTCGGAACACTCTCTATATTCTTTGTCGTTTACAGAAGGAGATTCATCATCAGAATGTTTTAATGTCCGATGGCTTTTCATAAACCTCTCTTTCTTGAAAGGCTCACCACATATAGTACATTTATAGGACATTAAACTTGATCCTCCATCTTCTCTTGTTCTTTCTTCTCTTCCTTCGCTTCAAGGCTAATTATCTTGGAAAATTCAAGATATTTTTCATACGGGAAAGACATTAACTCGTTATAACCAACAGAGTATTTTTCCATTATTTTATGTTCGGAATAACCTTGATACGTATCTTTCCCGCGTATGGCCTTCTTAATCTTCTTTACACGCTCAACAGCGTCTAACGGAAGAAGTTCTTTTCGTAAATCCCTGCTCTCTTCGTCTTTTACGAAGTCCGATCCATCATCTCTTCCTCGCTCAATAACGAACCGATCCCTAAGTCGTTGAAAAAATCAGAAGCGTCTCCATCGAGAGCTTCCTTAGACTCTTCCCGTAACTGCTTAAACTCATTAGCCTTCATAGAGTCAAAGTCAGCGGGGTCAAATACAGAGTCAAGGGCAAGGGAAATGGTTTGGGCCGTCTCAAGTAGAGAACGCTCCCACATCACATCTTGCAGAGCCTCCATGCCACCAGAGTCAATAATAGCCTCAATAATCTCTCCTTCATCATCAAGCGATTCCATATCTCTTAAATCATCTTCAGAGACATAAGACTTGATTACATTCATCTGCATAGACTGTACTTTACGTACAGTACGGAGAGACGGGTTTCCTTCTAAATCGTACTCGTTTCCATCAACTTCAATCGTGTCAGTCATTCTTAATTATCTAGGGGCTGGTCGTTGACCAAGAGAATCCATCAGCGGGGTCACTTGTAATACTATCACTAACTAAATCATCCGGAGTAAACTCAAACGGCAACTCCGGGAACTTCACGCCATTAACAGTGAACGTCGTATTTCCAATATCGAAGACGAAATCCTGATCCGAATAGCTCCGAATATCACTCAGCATACTAAAGTCGTCATAGGTAAACTCAACATCCACAGTAATCTCTCTGTCTACCGGAACTATCGAAACAATCTGTGTAGACAGACTAGAACTGGGATCTCTAACTACAGCAAGATCATTAGAAATAGTTAACTCAACACTGTCAATAGCACCACTAAAGTCAGTACCGCCATACTGAACATTGGATAAGTTCTTATATGCCCAAGGCTCGGTGGTATCTTCAGCAGCGTGACTGCCATCTACACCAACATAATCAGTAGAAGTCCAATCAGTAGCATCTCCCATAATGAAGCTACCTTCCACTTCAGCAACTTCATCTTCACCGACAGAAATAGTTATTTCTTCGCCAACAGCACCAAGCAGTCGGCGGTATTCGTCATTATCTTCATCAATCTCCCCAATCTGAAGACTTGTTACATCATCAGCAGTAGCATTAGCCGCTCCCGTGAAGTATTCAAGAAGCGTAAAGTCAGATTGCGGATGGAAAGTAACGCTCCCTTCATACATCTCACGAAGCTTCACGTTAGTTCTCTTTTCTAGCTTATTACTAGAATCAAACTCGGGAAGATACGTAATACTTGAAGACTCTACGCCCTGATCTACATCCCAAGACGTAGTAATTCCAAACCAATTCCATTCTTGTGTGTCCGGAAGTTCAGCAGCATAATCCGTCTCTTCGCCGTACTCAATCGGTTGAGCGCCGTGGACCGGACTAAAGGTTCCTACCATAATTTATCACTTTAATTAACTTTGACTGTTTCAAACAGTATATTGATTGACTTATTATACTTCAAATCTCCTTTATTTCCTTCATTTTCGGTTAAAGGAGTAAAACCATCAACTCTCCTATACGTCCAATCGCCCGTATAGTTATTCCCATTGGAATCGAGTTGGTCCCAATAGTCTACAACTGCATCCTCAACATCATCAATAAGTGTTTCAGCGGGGCCTTCTGCCTCAGCAAAAGCAACTATCTTTACAGTCACTTCACGAAGTCTAACATCTAAATCAACAGAAAGATCAAAGTCTTCTCCTTCTGTAATATCTATAGCGCCCCGTGGAAATTCATCCTCTGCCGATTCCGGAGGTGAAGAAGGCCAAACATTAGCAACATTATGGTCAGAATTGGTAGACCAGCCTGTTACATTATCGCGTAACAGTCTCACTAAACCAGCCTTCAGTCGCTTGTTAGAATTCTCTAAGTCTACATTCATATACCGAATTCCTCAATTAAATCCTGCATTGCCTGTTGAATATTGGATGATAAGCTGCTAGAATGACCACGGGCAACACCCTTTACATTATGTAAAACGCCGGTTGTGGGCAAATCGGCTTCTTCAGAACCAACCATTTTTGAATTAGGAAGCATTACGAAAGGAGCGTGATCGGCTTCATTTAGTATCCAAACCTCATCACTTTTAGCAGAATAGACATACCAACTGTTTTCATATTCTCCTGTATCATGAGGCGAAGTGTCTTCTAAATCTTCTTTGACCTTTCTCGCCGTCTCCATCAACTCTTGGTTGGTTCTGTTAGACGCTTGGAGATTAATTTCTGTTAACCGATTTTCTATATCTCCGGGACTGTCGCCTATTTGCTCAACCTGAAAATCAACCACTTTAATCACCTAAGAGTTGATATACAAACAAGTAGGGGCCGTTAGAAAGCTGATTAGTTTCAGTTGTTCCAATAACCCAATCCCATTCTCTATCGCCGGGAGGATTATAATTAACCTCGTCTCCCTCTTCAGCAATATCATCAGTTGAATACATCATAGATTCAGTATCCTCAGAGAACCCATATGTCTCCAACTGTTCTTTAGAGGGAGTAGTATACAGCCTTACTTTATGTGTACTAGAACTTCCTTCAGTTTGAGAGGAAGAATGGTAAATAGGGTCAGTTTCATCTTCAAATTCCCCGTCTCCCATAGAAGTAACTGTTACTTCTTCCCCAAAATCGCCAATAAGCATATCGGCAGCATCTTCAGTTAACATTATTCATACTCCCAAACTGTATCGAAATCAAGTGTCCGATGTACGTTATCGTGCTTGATTGTGATTGTCTTCTTTGGAATATCCGAAGGACGGGTAGTGTTGAGTAACTGAAGCGTCAGATTGGTTCGTTGAGCCAATTGCTCCTTAGAACGGCTTCAGCTTCCTCAACGTGCCAATTACGCATGGTCCACCACTGAATAATATTGGCCTGCCGCTCAGGATCCTCATACTCTTCGGTGGAAATGTCTTCCTTAACAACTTCAACACCGTACTCGTCGGTGTCAATGAGGTAGCCTTCCGCCGTGCCTTCAGGCATAAGACCCGAATTATCAACCATTACATCAAGACCGGCGAAGCGGCCAATGGCCCCTTCACGAGTTACCTCGTCACCAAGGTCCGACGCACGCTGGAAGTTATCCGAATTGAGAAGCGTATGCTCTCCTTCGGTATTAACAACCATCATGTCAGGGTCAAGCTGATCATCCTTCATGACCTTCTTGGCGTAGGTAGCAAGCTCAAAGCCGAACTCGCTCCCGCTAATGTCACCAGTATCAACCGGAGACGACGGGTGCTGATTGCCACCATCGCTAAGTACATCATACGCCTGCTTGTTGATGTACTGGTTGAAACGACGAGCCGCCTTCTCCGTCTGTCGCGCAACTACATCGAAGACAGAGAACTGAGTCGCTTCCCACGTAACCTTTACTTCGAAACCGTGCTTTTCAACAGTCACGGTCTGCGTGTCAATATCCTCTTCGGTACGGGGGAATTCACCACCCTCCGAAACACGACCCGGCATGGACATAACAGCTTCATCTTGTGGAAGCTCAAATGTCTTCGTCGGGTGGTCTTCGGGCATCTGGACGGTTTCGAAAGCCTCGTTCCAAATAAGCGGGTATTCCCGCTCTTCGTTAATAACACGCCGAATCCGCTGTTCCGTCAGAACGTCAGTAGTAGTAATATTTACCATATTATATCACCTAAATTTACTCCATAAGCACAACGTAGACGTTGTTGGAATCATCCGCAACCTTCACAACAGGATGAGTACCAGCAGTATTGTCTACAGTATAACCACCAGCGCCATCAGCATGGACAAGATCACCAACCGAAGCACCGCCCGAAACTTCAACAGCAACGGGGAGTCGGTCAACGTGAACCGCGTAGTAGTTATCATCGCCCTTCTCGTCAGTCAGACGAATAGCGTCCGACTCGTCAGCCGAGTCAAGGACAATACCGAGGATTTCATCACCAGCAGAGTAGTCTCCGCCGTCCATCGGCTCAATATACCCATTGGCGTCAAAATTAACGGGGGTACCCCCATCAATAAAGCTAGCATCGGGGTCAGCCGGAAGAGGAATGGTCTGTCCATCCTCAAACGCAACGTCGCCGGGGTCTAAATTCTGTTCAGCAAGTTCAGTAGGATCAGCAGCACTTACCATTTTAAATCACCAAATATTTACGCGAATACTTCTTCGCCGTCACCGCGCTTTCGGACCTCGCCAAGCCCGTTCTCTTCGATATCTTCTGCCACGTCCTTCCAAACACCACCACGCCGCTCAAACTGCTCAGACGCGACCTTGGCCTTGTTCGAAAGCTCTTCAGGCTCCCCACCATCACCGCCTTCTCCGCCATTATCCGGACTCTGGAAACCAGCGCCGGGGTCGCCCGAATTAGGAGCAGGAGACGAATCCTCTAGATCCTCATACTTCTCCTGAAGCTCCTCAAATTCAAACTTCCCAAGGAAGTCTTCCTTATCAAGCACATCGTTGTGCTTGGCAAGCTCTTCAGCATACGTATCAGCAACAGATTCCATCTTTTCGTTCATTTCTTCTACCTTTTCTTCCTTCTCTTCTAGTTCGGACTGAAGTTCCTCAACCTCAGACTCCTTTTCCGCAACCTCTTCCTGAAGCTCTTCAACTTCAGATTCGGTACTTTCAATATCCGATTCTACTGCAATTGTAAGCTCTTCAACATCAGCTTCAGCAACCTTTGCTTCAGCCTCAAGTCGATCAAGAACTTCCTCATCGATTTCAGTCATATTAAATCACTTTATTTTATTTAACTTCAAACGAAAACTGTCACCCTCGCTAAACACTTAGAAGGGATCACTCAATTTTCTTACGAGAACATCTTATTTAGAGGACTATCCCCCTTATCTTCATCAGACTCCATAGAGTCCGAATTCAACATTTCAGACATTCCCTCTTTTTGATGCTTAGACAGCATTCTATCCATAATTTCCGCAAGAGAAGAAACATCAACTTCTCTTTTTGGATTAATTAAATCAACAAACGAAAGACACTCCATTTTCGTCATTACCGATTGAGAAGACATTTGAGAAGCAATTCTCATTTCTTCTCTTGAATACTCTGAAGTTTCTTCTACGTGCTTGGCAAGCTCATCAGTATCAACATTCCACTCATTAAGAGTAGAAAACTTATGAGCTACCGTCTTTTCACCCTTTTCCCAACTGCCATCTGCTTCTTGATAAATATCAATTAGTGCAGCGGGATCGTCTTCCGTTCCAGATACAGAAACGTCGCCGTCTATCTCAGAATCATAAGTTCCGCTATCGGTTGTATCTATAATTTTCCCATGCGCGGAACCATTATCCCAAGTAACATAATCTCCTTTAGTGAAATCACTCTTCGCCATTTCTTCAACCTCAACTGGTATAATATCCTCAAAAGCCGCCGTAATTGCTACGTTAGTATCTTCTCCATTTCTATAAATAGAAACCATTGCAACTCCACGGTCTTCATCAATAGCAACAACCTTACCTCTTAACTCGGGCATTATACGCCAATGAACCATATCGCCTTCCGATATACCCAATGTTTCTAACTCTTCAACATCATCCAAGTCTTCATTATCGGGTTGGCTCGGAAGACTATCAAATGGGTTATATGCCCAATTCAGAAGACTTATTGCCCAATCGGTAGGACAGCCGTTAGCTCCATCAGAAGCGTCCCCATCAGGACTGTTCGGTTTCATTCTATTAATGAATGAAATAGTCCTGTTGGCATCTTCTATTTCGTCTTCACCCCAATCGCTTTTATTCGTTTCAAGCAAGTTGAGATTACGTTCAATAACTTCTGTTGGATCAAGAGAAGCTTCACGGGAACACGGATTTCTCTTTAATATTAGCTAAGAACTTATCGTGGTTTTCGCATGGCATATACCATGTTTCCCCATCAATATCGTGCTTGTGATAACCTTCACAACCAAACTGTTGGCTCGCACCTTCAGCACCTTGGGGACTGTTATAAAGATAATCTTCGTACTTTATATCGCTTTGTAACTCTCCAAACTTTTCAAACTCAGCACTCTCAATTTCGGGTTCATCTTCAAAACAGGACTGAATTTCTTCAGCACTAAGTTCTTCAGCTTCACCTGTAGTTACTTCATTGCTTGGAGCAGCGCCCTTAGAAACGAGAGAAAGGTTATCAAAACGACGAATGTTTTTGGGATGTTTTACTCCCCGATCATCTACTTCACCACTCGTATGAATAATACGTGGACTTACATCAAGCCAACCACGCTCAATCCTCTTAGCAAGAAGTTCTTCATCAACAACGCCTTGGAAAACAACACCACCTTTCTCTTCAGAAAAATCTTGCCGAAGCACATCTTCAAGACCCATATCACTCGGATCTTCACCAATAACGAGAGCGTTTACATCATCAGGGTCATATCCCATTTCTTCGGCCTTTTCTTCAAGAACAGGAGTCCACTCGTTAGAGATTTCAGTACGTGCTTCCTTCTTCTGATTCTCAAGGCGAGCAGACTGTGAACGGGATACGAACTGATTCACATCTGAAGTATACCCACCAAGAGCGTACTTAGGCATAGGCATTTCAGACATGATCCAATTCAAGTCCCATTCAAGAAATTCTCCAACATTAGGAACTTCTCCGCCATATTCCTCAACGGTTACGTCGCCTTGAACACCCTGCTTCATTCCGGGTTCAAATTCAGACTGCTTATGTTCGTTCATGAACGCCGCGATTTCTTCGGGTGCCCATGGGCCTTCTTCTCCTACACCGAACTTGAAGAGTTGAAGTGGGGAAGCCGTAGATTCAATTGCCTTATCAGCATCATCTAACTTTTTTAACAGGCTGTTGAGTCTGTCTTCTACAGCAGTAATCCGACTCTCACCGAAAATCTCTCCCGTATCAGCGTCCCGTGTGAGTTTGATTACTTCGTCGCGGGTGAAGGGAATATAATATCCATCGTCAGACTGATCAGAAATAACATCATCTAACTGAACATAAGCAGCAATTTCATCTTCGTCATTACGATAGAAATCTTGCTTCTGTATCAGTTGTTCCATTAACCCTTCAGACTCATCTTCTAAATCATCGGGTTCATAGTCGGGTGGGAGAAGAACAGTTTGTCCGGGCTTTGTAAAGGCACGTACTGTTTCAGGTCGCATGAGCTTGAACCCATACAGATTGCCATCTTCAGCACTAACTTTCTCACAGAGGGACGTTCCTTTAACTTCTCTCTGTATTTGAGCCTTCTTCAGAAGAATTGAGAAGTCCTTCCCAACTTCACCATCAACAATAGCTGAATGGGAAAGCCAATCTTCTAACTCTTCCTTCAACTCTTCATTATCAGTATCAACATAGTATCCCGGACTCACTACCTCTGAAGCAAATGAACGAATCGGATGGCGGATAATGGGTACTTCTTGATAAATTTCCCAATACCTATCTAACTTCTTTTCGTTTGGGAAGTGTTTATCAGCAGTACCTCTCCGAGCAGTACGAGTAAACCTGCTATCGGTCCTTGAAGGATGATTGTCTACAGAACGAGCATCAGGCTCCGCCGCTCGTTGTAACTCATCAACTACCATCTTGCCCGTATTTGTAAACGTATCCTTCAGTCCCATAATTTAAAACGTATATGCTCTTTTATCGGAAGAGCCTTCATAATCTGAATCTCTGAATGAATAGAACTTTTTCTGCCTCTCAACATAACGATTTCCAGATTTAGCAGCGATAGCTAGAGCAAGGGAATCCGCCATGTCATCATGCTCATCACCGGGAGCATATATTTTCATATCTGAAATTCAAGCTCCGTCATATCCCGCCGCCATTCTTCAATCTGACGCGCGGGAATATCGGGATTCTCCATTGAAGTATAACGTTTACTCAACCAATAATCGTCTTCATCAAACTTGTTATACAGATAACCTTCCTTACCCCATGCAGTTGAAGCAATTACAAATTGACCGTCAGTAGTCGCAAGCATGGGACTCACAATTGATGTGAAAATATGACGGTCTATGAATGCCGCTTCATCAATAAACGCTGAATCGATAGTCAAACCACGAATCGTTTCTTCAAGAGCAGGAAGTGCTTCAATCCGGCTCCCATTTTCTCCTTCAATACGAGATTTTGAAACGTACTTTAACCCGTACTCTTCTTCGTTTTCGATCCAATCATCAATTTCCTTCTTCAACTTTCGCATGAAGTTGAGAGCCTGCCGTTGCGTAGGCGCGATAAGAAGAATGTTCCTATCGGGATACATAGTAAATTCATGTATCGCCATCCACGCCATCATCGTCGTCTTACCGATCTGACGACCTCCTACAACGGCCTTCCTGTCTTTCTTAGAGTCTATAAATTCTCTCTGGTACGGGTAAGCATCGATTCCTAAAACCTTCTCTACAAAGAAAGAAGGTTCTTCACGTAACCGTCTACGTGTCTCATCATCAATATCTTGCATACCAGAAAACCTCTAAACAGACTCAGACTCTATAAACTGAATCGAAATAATCTTCGTTTATATCCTTATTAGAAGAAATACAAGAAGTAGCACGAAGGAACATCGGGTCCATCGGGTCTACTTCATATTGTATACTCTTTAACCCGGTTTCTTGTATTTCGTCTACAAGAACTACATCATAACGATATCCACGAACAGAACCATTCTGTAAACGTCCTTTAGAAGTAAAGTCACAATTCGCGTGTTGTTCAAAACGATCTATGTATCGGTTTTCAATTTGCCGAAATTGTCTTTCCGTAGGAGCGATAACAAGACAATCAAAATTTCGTGATTGAAAACGGTATAATTCGGAAAGAAGCAACTCGGTCTTACCAGATTGTCTCATTCCTTTGAACAACTTTTTCCGAGTCCACCAGTCTTCAAGAAACTCGTTCTGGTAGTTCTTATATTCTAACTCGGAGAATTCGTCGTTCATGCTCATGAATCAGAAAGATCCTCAATCAACGATTTAGCCGCTTCTTCGGTCTTGTCATGCTCATGGTCAAGAACACCGTAATCCTTCAAAGTCATACGTGCTTCACGAGAAAGCCGGTCCTTAGTGATCATCAAGACATTCTCTTCTTCTTGAGTAATCATTCCGTGGTCTTCATGGAATCCAATGTCTTTCTCCTGTGTCAGACCCTTCTGAGCAATATACTCATCAGCACGGCGCTTTTGATGAATATCAACGGCGACCTGCCGAAGCTTTTCAACTGCCGAATTATCTTCAGCAGTAAAGTACGACTTCTCAATTAAGTCGTTCGCAATAGCGTCAATAAACTTCTTATCTTCATCGGGAAGAGACTCGTAATATCCTCCACGATTTTGATTGAGTCCATGTTTGAGAGCCGGTTTCCAATTCCGGTCCATATTCTGCTCTTCATCGATCTCCGTGTGATAGCCGCACTTGCCGTCGTCTTTGGTCGCGGTTCTCTCACACTTCCCATCCTTAGTCTTTAGAGGCGCACCACATATCTCATCATCAGACATAATATTTAATCGGGAAAGTTAACGGGAAGCTCTATATGAACAATACTATCATACGGAATATGATGTTCTTCTGAATGAACATGAAGAACTACACATTCATCATTGAAAACCGTAAATTCATTGTTACGGACGCCAATAGCTTCATCCGAACCAGCCACGGTTTCATGTTCTTCGACAAATACATGAACTTCACCGTGTCTCTCAACCAAATCCTTTAAATGCTTTCTACGGGCATCGATTCGTGTGGTTTCAAAACATATCGAAGACGCCGGTAACAATTATCGCAAATATGTGGATTATTTTCTATTTCTTGTGTGAAAGTGGATTCGCCATCTAAATTCTCGTTCATATTTTATACTCAACTCTATAGAACCTTACTAACCCAAATACACCCACGGTTTAGACCAAAACGGCCAACCGAGGGAGATGGTGGGGAATTCGGGCGGAGTGTCAGTCCGATTGAGCTTTCGTCTTGTCTACTAATTGGAGGGGCTTGTTTATAAACCTTACGTTTTTCTTCCATATTTCTTTAAGAATTAAAGTCTTTTCTCGCTTTTTCAGCAAATTTTTTCGGTTCTAAACTTCTCCACAGGCCTTGGTAGGTTCTATGGCAACTCCGACAAAGAGTGATTAAGTTACCTGAATCGTTCATCTCTTCATGTTCTTTTTCTACATTCCAATAGCGAGCGGGTTCAATATGATGCAAGTCGGGGTTTTGCCCCAACTCGTTTTTGCCTGTAAAACACGCTTGACATCTGTACTGATCTCTCAGTAAAACCTCTGATTTATTAGACATTTTCCAAGATGGACCATAATTAACCTCTCTACGATTCCCAACTCTCAGTTTATTAAGCTCGTATCCAACCTCTTCTAAAGCATTACTCCAACTACCAAACGTTCTTTCATATGTAGACTTCCCGTACTTACCAAACTCTTCCATCATTTCATAAGTTGGCGTTCTTCCAGCTTTCTCAGAAAGACGGTGAAGTTCTTCAATTAAATCTTTTTCATTGAAGTCTTGATGAAACCGTACTTCAAGATCGGCCTCTTTTAATGCTTGATTCCAAGAACCGAACCTACTAGCATACAGATTTGAAGAATATTTTCCTTTCTCCTTCATTACAGAAGCAGGCAAATAATCTCCACCATATTCTCCATCAGCCAATCTCAATAATTCTTCCTTCAATTCCTCATCAGAAACAATACCGTTCTTATTAACTTCTAGCCCTGCTTCTTCAAGAGCTTCATTCCAACTGCCAAATCTCCGAATATATGTATTTTCACCATACTCACCATGGTCTGTCATATCTTGAGCATAGGGTGTCTTGGATAATTCTGATTTTAACCTGTGAAGCTCTTCCAACAATTCCTCTTCAGTATACCGATAAGGCATATTAAAACTCTATGATTTCCATATCTTCAATTAGATTCTCGTCTGTTGTAAAGTGATAAAATGCTCTCGGCACACCTGAAGATCCAATCGAATCAAC